ATACATGAGCATGGCCTTTCAGGCTGGATACCACGCTTGTCTAGCCAATGATAGGGGCTATCAAGAACTCAAAGAGCAGAACCAGCGGCTCAAGGATGAACTTAACTGCCGACTGACATGAGTATCCTAAAGTTATCTAGGGAAGATCAAGTCCCACCCGGCAATTATCGTTTCACAGTCCCAGAGACAGGCTATCGCATTGCCGACATCCACACCCTACAGGAGCTTTACGATAAGGTAGAGCAACACTACCGCGATAACAACATTACCCTCCCCGACCAATGGAAAGAGTTGGTGGTAGATCAACTCTGCCGCCAACTCCCAGAGGGGTGGTGCTATTACTCTGATGGAAAGGAATATAAGGGCAACGCATCTCTGCTATCCTTTGACAATATCCTCAAGGGAATTACTAGCCTATCGGCGTTAGCCACAGAAGCCGCCGCTGGTGGAGACCCATTTGTAGATCAGAGTGAGGCTGAAGAAAGGGCCAAGATTTGCTCCAGATGTTATTATAACCAACGTAGCAACTTCTGTATGGGATGTGGAGGAGCCAGGGTGATATTAGATATGGTTGGCAAAGTGAAAGGCCAGAGGAAAACATCCATAGATTATGCACTCCAGAATTGCGGAATATGCGGTTGCCGTAATGACGCAATTGTTCATGTCAAGAAAAATATATTGCTAAAAGGCGAGAAAGAAGAGACAACTAACAAGCGTCCAGATTGGTGTTGGCTTAAAGCCGATAGCTTATCTGAAGCATCCTCTCAACTGCATCTATGACAAATAATACCAATCAGCCATACGGCCTCCTAGACCTCGATGAGAATGAAGTTCCTAAAACGAGGGTTAAGGATGCGGGTTCTGCCCGTGCAATGCTGTTTACGCTGATTGATGATGATCAGATTGCATCTTATCGTCGCGCTCAAATTCAAGGTCAGATTGATGGGAATGCCCCCTTTAACGATACCCAACTCAAGGAGATGGGACAGGGAGATCGCATCAATGTAAACTGGGGTCACGCTGAAGCCAAGGTTGAGGCGGCAGTCATTCCCTACTTTGACATCCTCACTTCTGTTGGCAGCTATGCCACGGTTAAGACCAAGTATGGCAAGGACATGGGTAAACGCGAGGAATGGAGCCGCATCATCACAGAGGAGTTCCATCGCCTCCTAGATAAGACCAACCCAAACTTCATCCTCCAGCATCAGGTGGCCCACAAGCAGTTGGTCATTCATGGTCAGGCTTGTATGTTCTGGGGGGATGCTATGGATTTCAAGGCTAAGGCTGTTGAACCTTGGCAGTTGATCGTCCCCAAAGGCTCCACAGTTGATTGGCAGAACTGGGAGTTTTGTTATGTTCTGGACGATATGTATACGGAGGAACTCTACCGATACATTGAGAATGAGGAAGCTGCATCTCGTGGAGGGTGGGATGTCGAGGAATGCAAGGAAGCGATCATGCAAGCTCGTATTGACGAGCAGGATCAACGCCGCCCGTGGGAGTGGTATCAGAAGGAGTTTAAGAACAACGCTCTCTATTACTCGTATGCCAAGAGCAAGATTATCAAGGTAGCCCACCTTTATGTGAAGGAATACGATGGTCGCATTTCTCATTATGTTTTTGACCGACTAAACTCTACTGAGTTCCTTTGCGCACGTGAGTCTTGCTATAAGAGCTTTTCTAATGCATTTACCATCTTTCTGAATGGGGTTGGTAATGGATACTATCATGGCGTGAGAGGGCTTGGGCAGAAGGTTTATAAGTATGCTCAAGCAATGGATCGGATTAACAATGCGCTACTTGAAGGCGTAATTGTGGATAGTGCGGTAATGATCCAGCCTCAGTCTGCTAAGGATGCCGAGTCTCTCAAGACCGTTCAGATTGGGCCTTATCGCATTCTTCCTCCCGGAATGAACTTTGTGCAGGTCGGAACTACCTCCAAGCTCGCTGGAGCAATGCAAGTTGCACAGATGTTCCAAGGCCAAGAAAGCGATGATATTGGTAGCTTTATGCCATCGGTTGCTGGTGGCCGCAAGAAGAGCAACAAGGAAGTGGAAGCGGAAATCGGCGAGAAAAGCCGTCTCACCAACACCCGCGCTGAAATCTACCTCCAAGCCCTCGACACTCATTATCGTGAAGTTTATCGCCGCGCCTCTAATCCCAACATTGTTGAAGAGGATCATGGGGGTGCTGAGGCTCTTGCATTCCAAGATGCTTGTATCCGTAGGGGTGTTCCAGCCGCCGCGCTTCTGGACATTGATTCCGTGAAGGCCACTCGTAGCATTGGACAGGGAAGCTCTGCCGCCCGTATGCAAGCGATGGAGCTTATTGGCCAATATCTGCCACAGCTTCCAGAGAGCAACCGCAAGCGGGTTATCAATGCGAATATCGCCGCTATTGCTGGTCAGACTGGCGTTGAAACCTTTGGTATCCCCGAAGAAACCAAGCCAGAGGGTAGTGATCTTTCAATCGCCTCCCTTGAGAACAATGCGTTTGCCGTTGGTGGTCAGGTTCTCATTGATCCCGATCAGAACCATTATGTGCATCTCACTGTCCACCTCCAGTATGCAGGAAGCATTGTGGAGGCTGTGCAGGGTCAGAAAGAAGATCCTAGAAAGGCGGCAGTTACCATGCAAGCCGCCATCCCGCATATCCTCACCCACCTCAAGTATCTGGAGGAAGACCCGACCCGCAAGGAGCAGTTTGAGAATCTCAATGAGCAGACTAGCGAGTTGATGAAGATTGCTGACCAGTTGAACAATCTGGCAGAGCAGATCAACGAGCAGGAGATGGCCCAGCAGGGACAGCAGGGAGCGCAAGATCCCAAGATGGCAGTTGCTCAGAACAAGATCATGCTGGATAGGGCTAAATTCCAGAATGACGCTCAGATCAAACAGGCCAAGGCTCAACATCAGATGATGCTCCAAGATCGCAAGACGGCCCAAAGATTAATGATTGACAAGGTGAAGCTGGCAAGCAAGTATTCTAGCATCGCCCCCTAAGCAAACCAAACACCAAAATGAAAACCGAAAGCGGGAGTAATGACCCCGTTAATCCGAGTCACTACAAATCGGTATATCCGATTGAGGTGATTACCATAACCGAACACATGAACTTCAATCGCGGAAATGCGGTGAAGTATATCACACGCGCAGGGCATAAGAACCCTGACGAGGAAACGACTGACTTGCTTAAAGCTCGTTGGTATATTGACCGGGAACTCAAGCGCATGGGATATGGACTTTCATAACCAATATACGCAAGGCAGAGAAGAGATGCGCGAGCAGATCATCTCATTCATCTACGAAAGGTATTATCTTTATAACCGCAACTTCTTTGGCAAGGATTCCGAGCGAGCTTTGCAGATGAAGAATATGATTCACGATTTAAGGGACATTCAAGAACAGGAAATTAATAATGAGTAGGAGGGGATTGTAATGTCAAGGTGTCTCGTGATAGATCACGGGCTTTTCACGGCATTCGCAGAGCGATTGGCTGAAGAGCATGAGGTGAGGTATTTTGTGCCTTTCAATGAGAAGTCATTCCCGATCCCTGGCCCTGCTTTTATTGGCGAGGGACTCAAGGGAGTGGAGCGAGTCAATAGCTGGGAGGAAAACCTAGATGTGGACTTTGTTGTGATTCCCGATGTGGGATTCATGTATCTGGCAGAGCATATCCGATCCCTTGGCATTCCCGTATGGGCGGCTGGGCTTGGAGAGAAGCTGGAAGTGCAGAGGTGGAGGGCAAAGGAAACCATGAGGGAGCTTGGTCTGCCTGTAGGTAAGTGCGCTCTCGTTACTGGAATGCCAGCCCTCCGTGAATACCTTGAGAATAACGATGATGTGTATGTCAAAATAAGTGGCTTTCGAGGATTGGCTGAAACTTTCTATGCTCCCACATGGAAGCTGGCAGAGCCTCGCGTTAATGAGCTTTGGGATGCTCTAGGTGGCCTTTGCAACATTTTCCCGTTCATTATTGAGCATAAGGTGGATAGCGTGGTGGAGGCAGGATATGACGGCTATTGCATTGATGGGAAATATCCCTCCACTTGCTTGACTGGCGTGGAAGTGAAGGACTGCGGATATGTGGGATGCGTGAGGAACTACGCTGATCTTTCCGAGCCTGTGAGGGTGGTGAATGAGAAGCTGGCCCCCTTTATGGAGGAAGCCAAGTATAGGCAATGGTTCAGCACAGAGATTAGGGTCACGGACGAGGGAACGCCTTACCTGATTGATCTTACTACTCGTTGCCCCGCGCCGCCGTCTGCCCTTGTCTGGGAGATGGTGGATAATGTGGGAGAGATTGTGGAAGCTGGAGCCAATGGCGAGCTTGTTGACCCTGTGTGGCGAGCCAAGTATGGTGCGCTTGCCGTGATTAAATCCTCCTTTGCAGAGGAGCGATCCCTTCCCGTGTCAGTAGATCCAGAGGTGGAAAGGTGGATCAAGTGGCGCAATGCTTGCCGCGTCGAAGACACTACCTACATCATTCCCACTCTTGGAGTCAGGATGTGCGAGGTGGGAGATTGCATTGGCATTGGCGATACGATGGAAGAAGCCATAAAGAATTGCGAGAAACACGCTGAGGGAGTGAAGGGGTTTGATACTAAAGTCAATACTGACGCTCTCCCAGCGGCATTAAAAGAGATTGAAAACGCAGAGGAGAATAACATCATCTTCACCGATGATAAGCTCCCTAAAATGAAAGACCTACTAGACTAATATGACACTAACTGATTGGAGATCCAATGTGGATCTAGCTATTGAGCTAAAGAAGCTCCTTGATAACCCTGTAATGAAACACGCTCTGTCCGTCGTTGACGGCTTGAGCATGGCAAAGACTCTAGGTAATGGTGCTGGCCTTATCCAGCAAGCAAACAACGCGCACGTTTTGTTTGGCTATGATTCTGGAAGGGCATCTGCGATCAGCGATCTCTTCATCCTGGCTGAAGTGCCAGAGGAGCAAGTCAACATTGAACCTACTTACACCAGCGAATTTTAACATATGGACAACCCCACACCCACCACACCAGTAGCAACCATCCCCGCTGAACCGATCCCAGCCGCCCCTATGGAGCGTCCCAGTGATCTTTCACAGCTTCAGCGTCAACTAAAGAATAAGCCGAATCTGCCAAAGGTAGATTACAAGAATCTTGCTGAGATTCCCGACATCGGCACAAAGGAGGTTGCTCCAACCCCCGCTGGCATTGATGTAGTCCCAGAGAAGTCTGTGCAAGATTTCCTCAAGACGATTGAAGAAAAGAAGAATACTGGCCCGATTGAGGAAGCCCCCAAGGAGGA